TCTCGAATGGTGTTGCTTGGCGACCCAGACCAGTCGGACTTGTCGGACTCTGGGCTGCTCTGGCTGACAGACTTGATCGTCCGGTATGACTTACCTGCCTCTATACTACAGTTTTCAATACAAGACATAGTACGTTCTGACATAGTTGGGGCGTTTGTTCGTGCCCTAGCAGAAGAGAATCAACGTAAATGACTTTCACTCCGTCTATTGCTCCTAAGACCGGGCCGTCCGCGCCCGGTTATCGCTACCTGTCTATGGCGCCCTTGTGGCGTCGGACTAGGGCCGTTCTCGAGGGAGAACACGCTGCCAAGTCTTACGACGAGCGGCCAGACACAGTTTGGTTTGAAAACCTGCTGATCCCGTTTAGCCCGTCAATGCAGCAACAACAGTACCAGTTCTACAAGGCCGAAGCCGAGTTACCCGGACTGGTTTCACAGTACGCTAAGCTGTTGATCGGGGGGCTGCTGAGGAAACCACCGCAGTTAAGACTAAGCCCTAAGGTTCCAGAAGACGCCTTGGACTGGATTACTGACTACTTCACAATTGACGACCAGACCTTGACGTCGTTTCTTGAAGAGGCTCTCTGGGCCGAAATGTGTGGTCGAGCCTTTGTCATGGTTGACTACCCGGCTAACGTCGACGTTACCCTGTTGACCCCCGAAGAGCGAAAGGAAATCCGTCCCTTCCCAGTACTGTGGTCTGCTGAACACGTTATCAACTGGCGAGAGGGACCAAACCCTAGAACTAAGAAACGGCAACTACTCCGTGTGATCCTACACAACTACGAGGAAGACTGGTCCGACACAACTAACTTCCAACCGAACATCATAGAAAAGGTCTACGACCACCGCATTGACGACTCGGGCTTCTACTGTGTAGACATTTATAAACGGGCTATCTCTGAGATTCTTCGAGTTGAGGGTGGTGAAATTCAACGTACACCCAACCAACTGTTGGCAAGCCGTGTAGGAACCGAGTGGGAACAACTGCAAGAGTCAGTTTACCCCATGAAAAACGGTCAGTACTTCAACTACATTCCGGGGTTTTTTCTCGACGGGTCGATTCATCCCACCGAACCTATTCTGTTGCCCTTGGTTAACCGCGAAATCAGTCTCTACAACAAAGTTTCTCGTCGTAACCACTTGCTGTACTCGGCTTGCTCGTTCACCCCGGTTATCGCGACAGAGATGGGCGACGATCAGTTCCAAGAAATTGTTGATCGTGGGCTAGGGAACTTCATTCGACTGTTCCGAGGCGACACCGTTGACGCTTTGAAACCCCCGACTGAAGCTCTAGACGACCTCAACAAGGCAATACAGATGACTGTTGACGAGTTGGCCCGAATGGGTATCCGTCTGCTGAGTCCCGATGGGGCGCCTAACCAGTCCGGGGTTGCCTTAGAAATCCGTAACAGTGCTCAAACTAGTCAGTTGGCTACGCTGAACGCTCGGGTTTCTAACACCATGCAAGCGATTATCCTGTTGATGCTGTCTTGGCAGTATGACATCGACTTGTCGACGAGCGACATTGAGTTTACCCTGTCTACTGACTTCAACACGTCTCCACTTGGGCTGAACTGGATGCAGTTGGTTACAACCTGGTATGAGGCTGGGTTGGTTCCTAGGTCGCTGTTCTTGCGAGTTGCTCGCGACAACGACGTTATCCCGACTGACTATGACGATGACAACGCCGAGCAAGAAATGGCGGAAGATCCGTTTGTGGTCCAACCACAACAACAACAGTTGGCCGGAACACTACAGTTAGGGCGACCTGACCTAAGTCTAGCTCCGCCAGCTGATCCTACAGCTAATACTGGTGCAACTACACCAAGTGAGGACTAATGGAAAACCAGGACCTGTTTGACCGGCAAGTAGGCCACCTAATCGCCACTCGACTGCATCAACAAGAGTTGTATGCAGCTATCGATAAGGCAGTGGCCTCAGAAAAAACTACTCTGTCTAACTTACTACGTTCTGGTGCTTCCAAAGACACGCTAACTCGACAAATACAGACTGCTGTTCGGGAACTTTATACCCTAGCCCAAGGTGGAGTCACAGACTTCATCACAGCTGAACTAGACTTCCAAAAGGCCTCGTTAACTAAGTCTGTCGGTGACTGGTTTCAAGTTCGAGCCCCGTCTCAACAAGAAGTTGTAACTCGTATTCTTTCTACTCCGGCGAAGTTTCCTAAGGGGGCCGAACTACCGTCTATTGACCAAGCCTTTACTAACATGTCTCGGTCTCAGATCAACAAGATGAACGCAATTGTCACGTCGGGGCTGGCAAGCAACACTGACAAGGACCTGCTGGTCCGCAAGTTGGCTAAAAACTTTGACGTTACTGAGGCTCAAGCTAAGACTATTCTTACCACGGGTATGACTCGGGCAGCAGAGCAGACTAAGCTAGCGGTGGCCGAGGCTAACTCTGACATCATAGCAGGGTTTGTCTTTACCGCTATACTTGACAGTCATACTACTAGACTATGTGGTATGACAGACGGCCTTTTTGAACCAGTAGACCACTTAACACGAGTTCCGCCCCTTCACTGGGGTTGTCGCTCTAGTCTGGTTCCAGTGCTGAAGTCTAAGGAGACGATGCTCGATGCTGCTTCAACGAGAGTCAACAAAGAGGCTCTGTTAAACGTTCCTCTATCCGACTTAGGAGGAGACCTACCGGCTAACGAGACCTTTTCTCAGTGGTTGCTACGACAACCAATGGCTTACTCCACTAAGTTGCTTGGCTCTGAAGAGAACGTTAGCCTGTTTCAACGTGGGGCTATACGACTAGCAGACTTCTTCAACAGCAAGGGTGCCCGACCCCTGTCTCTTGGCCAGCTAAGAATCCTAGATGCTAACTCCACCTTCCGGAACAGCTTCGACCGAAATCCAATACCCCTGTCCCTTCCTTTAGGGTCCCCTGGTAAGTTGGTTAGCTCTGCTGACGCTACAGCAAAACTGCGTCAAGTTGTCCTAACAGACGTGTTAGACTCTAAGCAGGCTATCTCCTTGACAGACTACAAGGGCGTCACTCTAGTGGGTAAACGCTCGTCCCGACTGCGGTCGATTAACGAGTTTGATGAGGCCAATAACCTGTTCGACCCGTTTACTGGAGAGCAGGTCTCTTCGTTGTTCTACCACCAAGACTACACGGTCTACCAAGAACGTCTCGACTTTATGCGCCGGTCTAAACTGTTGTCTTCGCGACAAAAGGACTGGATTGCCAACTTTGCCGACGGGCTAGGAGACTCCGCGTCTACCAACCAAAAATCGGCTGTAGTTGAAGCACTACGGGTTACCTTCGAGCGAGCTTTGTCTTCAGGGGCTCAACCTTGGCAAGACTATGTTTCGGTGTTTAGGGCCGAAATGAACTATTCCACCGTTAACGTGTCTAAGATACTTGACCGCCGGTCTCGCGCAGCTGCCGAAATGTTCTTGCAGTTTGGAGCCGCTGGTGAGTCGCCTCGTGTCCAGATTCTTGGTCGATACTACACCTTCGAAGACCTGTTGAACAACAAGCTGGCCAACCAACAGTTCATTAAAGACTGGCCTAAGACTACCGGCCGAGCTCTGGCCGCCAAGCTTTTTGTTGGTTTGGACTCTCCACCCCGCGCTTACCTACTAGGGTTGCGTCGAGTCGACAAGGGACCGCCAAAGTTCCTGGTAAAGTGGCTTGAGGAAAACGTTAAGGGGTTGAAGAGTATCAAGTTTGGTACTTGGAAGTTATCGTCGACTATCGCTGGCGCCCTAAACAAATCGATACCGACCTTCAAACAGTACGACGACTTTGTTAGCTGGTGGACTCAGCCACGAGACCCGGTGCTTGTTCGACTGAAACAGGCTGTTAGTACACAGGTTCAAAGGGTTTTAGACCTACAGTTCTTGTACATGAAGGATCGTCGTGCTCTGTTGGACCAGGCCTTCTTTAAGCTGAACGCAGACTCTCCAGAGTTCAAGGCTCTCGACCAACACATACAAGCCCTACAGTCCGCCATGGCGCTGATTGCTTCTGGCGAGATGACAGACTACGACGGGTTGGCTATCTCTATTGGCAAGGGGCTGTACAAGGTCTACAAACCTGTCTTGCCCTTCTACAAACCAACACTACAAGACTACCACCTAGATGGGTCACGACTGTTGGACTCGTTGGTCCAGGCTGGTATCCTTCGTGTCCAGTCACGTGGGATTGTTCGTCGTGCTATACTAGACCTAGAGACTGGTCGACTGGGCGGCAACTGGAAGGACACAGTCTCTCGTGAAGTCATGATTCTAGATCCCAACTTGCTAGCCTTACAACAGACCCGACGAGCTGTTATCATAGCCGACCGCATCGGCGCTGTAAACAACTCCCAACGCTACTTTGTCAAAGCGGGCTCCAAGACTTACTGGGATTCACGAGGAAACGACACTGGTATCAGTATCATTACCCGGTCGGCCGCCCCGTTCTACGACGAACGGTTAGTCGACTCCGACTTCTCTACGATGCTAAACCATACTATGTCGACTAAGTACTCTATTGACAAAGAGTTTTCTAGTTTCTTCTTAGACCTTGCTCGGTTTCGTGACCGCCGAGGCCGAGTTGACTACTTCGACGAGTTGAACCAGTTTCGGCATGAAGTGGTGGCTCGTGGCGAGCAAGGCTACGGGCTTCTTGAAACCTTACGCTTCCACCTAGAAGACGGCCGGCCGTTTACCGCACTGGCTCGTATCGACGGTCGAGGACGACTGTACTACAACGGTTATCTTACACCAACAACCGGCGAACTAGGCCGGCCCTTCTTGAACTCTGCAGTCGCCCGCCCTGTCACAGTGAACGCTGTACAGCAAATCCAGGCTAGTCTTGGTTCGCTAGTCGGAGACTCCTTGTCGGTGTTAACTGAACAAGGCCGGTTAGATGCTTTTCACCAACACGAGCAAGAGTTCCTTGAAATCGGAAGGCTGATAACGTCCACTACTCAGCGGGACCAACGCTTACGTAACTTCTTGACTATGCCGCTGGTTCAAGCCACCGATGGGGTAGAGGCACCGAAGCTAGCTCGGTTTGCTCTAGAATACTACCGTATCAACCAAGCAACAGGTGGCGATATCTACAACGCCGCTAAGCTGTCTCGACTGGCTACAAGTCTCATGGGCGAGGTTGATGCCTCGGCCTCGGGATTGCAAATGATTGCCTTGTCCACTGGTAACAGAGCCGCCGCCTACACCAGCAACCTGTTCCCTACACCACGCAAGCAACGTATCTATGACCTAGTGGCTCAAGACACAGTCGTCGACCCACGGTTCCAGCAGTTGATGCAGGACACTGGGTTGTCTTTGTCTTGGGAAGACTTGCAAAAGGCCGCTAAGTACCAAGTACTAGTTGCCCTGTATGGTGCGGGGAAACCTGGCCAGGTTTTCCGTGTGACTAAAGAACTTTCAGAACTACTAGAAAAACGTGACATTACCTTTGTAACTCGTAAACAGCAACTGGCAATCCAGAAAACCATTCAGGGTGGCATCAAAGCAGCGATTTCGGTCGGGGCGGAAGATGTTGCCAGCTCACTACAATCTCTACAGCGCGATATCAATGCTGTAATCCGCTCGGGGGAGCGCCCATCACCAGAACTCATTGCGGAAGCGCAAGAGTTTAGCCCAGTGGTGGCAAAGTTTGTTGAACGGTTAACGGCAGCCCAAGGGACCCCTGTGGGGCCCGACGTCTTCAAAACCATAGCATCGATTATGTCAGAGAAGATGGCCCAGCGCGCTCCGGTTACACAAGAGTACATTACGTTTTGGAAGAAAGTTGGACAACGTTTTGCCGAAGACACCCAGACAGTAGACATGCCCTGGGTTACCCTTGACGGCAAGAAACTGTATCAGCGCTATCGAACTAAGCTACAAGAGGAAGTTCGATTTTACGACCCACAGTCGGGTCGCTATGTTAGAAACGTTTATCAAACTGTGTCAGACAAAGACAGTCTGCTCGGTAAAGGGTCTCTAGGCACTGTGCGCTTAGGAGCTGGAGTAAACGGTACACATATGAATGACGCTTCAATAGTGCGAATGTTTCACCTATGGGGCGCCAAGAACAACGTACCAACAACAACAATCCACGATGCAGTTTTCATTAACATAACCGACTTAGAGGCCGCGACTAAGGCCTTGAAACAAATCTACGCTAACGCGTCACAGTCCAATCAAGTTCAACGAACTCTAGACGCCATGTTCAGCGACGGGTTATCTCGAGAGTCCTATAAAGAGTTCGTTGCCGAAGCTCGTCGTCTTGGGCTAACTGGAAACCCGTTGTCATACTCCGAGTTACTTCAAGACCCGCCACCAGGCCTCGGCTACTATGCCTGGGGCCCGTAAGGAGAACCATCGTGGTAAAAGCCCACAATCCCTTCACGGCGGCCGGTAAACGGCCCTCGATCATGCCGCCGGCTGCAAAAGACTATACCGACCTGGCTTACTCGGCGCAACTTCAACGCCAAAAACTAGCCGGAACTCTTCCGCAAGGTTGGCAAACCCATGACTTCCGGTCAAGTGGCGCAACTGCTCCTCGGCCGAAGTCCCCCGCCCAACTAGCAGCAGCCCGAGAAAACATTAAAAAGGCCCAGGAGGCTCGCCAAGCTGCGGCCGGGGCTGCTCTAGGCCGGTCAATCGACGGCTTCATTCGTAGTCTTAAGAAATAATAATGAGGAACAACTATGGCTAAAAGTACTCCACCCGGTGTCGTTAAAGGCACCAAGAGTCTTCCTGTAACAGTGAAACCTGGCAAGGGCAAGTAAATGGCAACTGAGAAGTTCACCAAGACTTTAGCAGACATGAAACAGAAGCACATTGCTTCGACGGCCTCTCTCGATAGCAAACCTACCAAGGACTCTATTGCGGCCTGTGCTAATGGTAAATGCACTGCTCCAGGCCAAGATCACCTTAAAACCTGGTGAAACTACCAGGGGACCTTATAAATGATAAGGCCCCGCCCCCGTAAAGCTTTATACCTTTCCCAGAGGGTTGTACCCTCGCTAGCTGTGCTAAAAAGGAACTACAATGGATAACAATGACACCGATAAAACAGCACAAGAGATTTTTGTGCAAGACGACAACGACTCGGCTGAAGTGAGGACTCTCAAAGAGACTCTTCGCGAGCAGTTCGAAACTCTCAAGAAACAAGCCGTTGATAAAGAGTTGAAGAAGATTAAGACTTCTCTGGACAAGATGGCCGAAGAGCGCGATAAAGCGGTCAAGGAAAAGGTCCGTCTAGAAGAAGAGCGTCGTGAGAACGAAATTAAGCGGTTGGAAACTGAGGGCAAGACTACTGAAGCCTTGCAGATTCAGCTGACTGCTGCTAAAGAGAACAATAAGATTCTCAACGAACGGTTGGACCGAGTTACCCGCGACCAAGAGGTAACCCGAGCTTTGACCAGCTTTCGTTTTCGTAATGCCAAAATGGCTGGTATGGCCCAACGCGACATTGTTGGCCAACTAGTAAAAGACTCTGACGGTACTTGGGTACACAGTTCGGGTGCGTCTATCGCTGAATTTGTTTCCACTTATCTTGAACAAGAAGAGAATGCTCCTCTGCTTGAAGAGAAGCGCAACTCTGGTACAAACCCTACCAATAATGACTCCCCGCCTCCGCTTGGAAAGAAAGCAGCTAAGCCCTCGTCTGTTGTTGGTCTCTCTGGCCTCGAGGTCATTGAACTCGCCCGACTAGGACAGTTGCCGGGGCGCAAACGCCTTTAAGGAAAATAAATGATTGATCCTACCGACTTTCGGAACATCGCTCTCGCTATTAGCGCTTATTCCGATGAAATGTACACCGGTTCCCAGAAACTGAACTCGACTGCGTTGGTTGGCTCTAATGCCGACGTTCGCGCCGACGGCGAGTCGTTTGTCGGCCAACTCCGCTGGTACAAGCCGATCGACGCCGTCTGGAACACCCCCTCGTTCTCGGACGCAACTGACGCCTCGATCACGGACATCTCGACTGAGGTCGCCACGTACATTAAAACCTTCCACTCGGTTGCTGCTCAACAGCACAACCTGCAAGACCTGATCTCCCGTCAAGACGGTCTTTCGAAGTTTGCCCGTGACCAAATTGAGCTTCGTGCTCAACGTGAAGACGCTGGTATTAAAGCAACGCTGCAAGGCGTGGCTGCCACAGAGTCGGGCGGCGCTGGTATCACAGCTGGTATCACGAGCTTTAGTACTATGCCCAACGCGACGACTGGTATGTTTGTCGACGTCAACGCCGCTGGCGCCTTCGGTGCCGCAGCTACGGGCTCGACTGACGCTCGCAAACTGTTTGACTCGACCCAAGTCGGTGCTGCTCGTGGTGAGCGGCTGTTCCGTGCCATTGGCATGGGCTTCAAAGACTACGAACCTGACTTCATGTATCTTGTTACCGACCCCGAGATGTATGCGGACTTCCGAGCGGCCAACCTGGTCGAC